CGCCGCAGCATGTCACGATCATGCAGCTGTTTCATCAGACGAATGGGGCCGGCCTGAATCCGCCGTTCGCTGTGAGCGTGTTCGCCGACAAGATGACTATGACGGCCAGGTACTGCGCGGTCCAGAACATGGTGAAGGCCGATCAGGTGACGGGCATCGACCTTCAGCTGCCGGGGCGATATGAAGCGATCCGCGGCCAATGGTTTGACCTTGTGTTGTCCATGCGACTAAGCTGGAACGTCGCAGATGGGGGCTGGTTACGGGGTTGGATCAACGACGAAGAGGTGCTGACGTATTACGGGCCGGTCGGGTACAGGGGTCCGACAGCGAGTGGCGCGAAACGCACGCCAGTAGAGGTGCTGCGGGTGGGTGCGTACCCTGGCACGACGACGAACACCGGCGGCTGGTCGCCTGACACGACGCGTGATGTCTACGTGCGCCGAGCGTTTGCCTGCCGCAATGTCGGCAACTACACGTTGGCGCAGATTCGTGCTGCGCTGGTGGCGTGACGATGTCCTACGCCACCCAGGCCGACCTAATCGACCGCTTCAGCACGGTCGAGCTGATTCAGCTCACCGACCGCGACCACACGGTCAACGCGATCGATATCACGGTGCTCGACCGCGCGCTACTGGACGCCGACGCCGAGATCGACGCGCGCCTGCAGGCGCGCTACGCCCTGCCGCTGGCGAGCGTGCCGCGGGTGCTGGTCAACCTCGCATGCGACATCGCGCGGTACCGCCTCTACGACGACCGCGCCACCGACCAGGTGACGCGCCGCTACGAGGATGCGATCCGGCTGTTGGACAAGATCGGCAAGGGGGAGGTCAATCTCGGCCTGACGGCCGCCGCGCAGCCTACGGGCGTGGCCGGCGGCCCGAGCTACACCGAGACGGCGCGCACCTTCAGCGCCGACAAGCTGCGCGACTACGCCGGCTGACCGGATGCGCGCAGCATGAGCATCCTGGCCGTCGAAGACGCGCTGATCACCGAGTGCCGCGCCGCGCTGGGCGCCCGAGTGCGCGGCGTCGAGAGCCTGCCCGGCGATTGGGACGACGAGATGCTGCAGCGGCTGCTGCGGGCTGTGCCTGGCGTGTTCGTCGCCTTCTCCGGCGGCGCGCGCAACATGGGTGCAGGCGCCGCGGAGGCGAGCATCGACTCGCGCTGGACCGTCATCACCGTGACCGGCCACGCCAGCGGCGAGGCGGCCCGCCGGCGGGGTGACGCGCTGCAGGCCGGCGCCTACGAGCTGATCACGATCCTGGTGGCGCGCCTCCACGGCCTGGTGGTGGCTGGCGTGGGCACGCTCAGCATGCTCGACGTGGCCAACCTCTACACCGGCACGGTGGACCGGAAGGGCCTGGCCGTGTACGCGCTGACGTTCAGCTTGCCGTTGACCTTCGAGCTGACGCCCAATCCGCTGCTGCTCGAGGCATTCGAGACGTTCGACGCGCAGTACGACGTGCCGCCGCACACGCCGGCCGAGCACCCGGCCTGGCTGGCGGGCGACTACGACACCAGCACCCCAGACGCGCGCGACACGGTCGCGCTGCCGCAAACATGACGACCACCATCCACCTGCAGCCCGCGCCCGGCGTCCGCGTGCTGGACCCCGCCACACGCCAGCGGCTGCCGAGTGAAGGCCTGCAGCTGGCCGCCGACTCGCCCGACGCCACCTACTGGCTGCGGCGTCTGGCCGATGGCGACGTGCAGACGGTCACTGCAAAGCCCGTTCGAACCTCGCCTGACAAGCCGAAGACAACCTCCAGGAGCGCGACGTGAGCATTTCCTTCAACTCCATCCCGATCGACATCCGCACGCCCGGCCAGTACATCGAGTTCGACGCCTCGCGCGCCGTGCAGGGCCTGCCGGCGATCGCGCACAAGATCCTGGTGCTCGGGCAGCGGCTCAGCACCGGCAGCGTGGCAGCCGGCGTGCCGGTGCGCATTCTGTCGGCCGGCCAGGCCGAGAACTACTTCGGCCGCGGCTCCATGCTCAGCGCCATGCTCGCTGCGCTCAAGGCGGCCAACACCTACACCGAGTGCTGGGCCGTCGCTTTGGACGACAACGGCGCCGGCGTCCAGGCCTCAGGCACCGTGACCATCGGCGGCACCGCCACCGAGGCCGGAACGCTGCACGTCTACATCGGCGGCCAGGCCGTGCAGGTGGCGGTGGCGAGCTCGGCCGCGGCGGCCACCGTGGCCGCTGCGCTGGCTGCCGCGGTGCAGGCCAATACCACGCTGCCGGTGTCGGCGGCGGCCGTCGGCGCCGTGGTCACGCTGACCGCGAAGCACAAGGGCGAGGTGGGCAACTACCTCGACGTGCGGCTCAACTACTACAGCGGCCAGCGCACGCCGGCGGGCATTACGGCGGCCATCGTCGCCATGAGCGGGGGCACGGCCAATCCCGCCGTGTCGACCGCGATCACCGCCATCGGAGACGAGCAGTACCACACGATCGTCACCCCCTACAGCGATGCGTCGAACCTGGCGCTGGTGGAGGCGCTGCTCGCGGCGCGCTTCGGGCCGATGGTGCAGAAGGAGGGCCACGCATTCACGGCCGCGGCCGGCACGCATGCCGCCATCGGCACGCTGGGCGACAGCCGCAACAGCCCGCACCTGACGATCATGGCCGCCGGCAAGAGCCCCACGCCCGTGTACGTGTGGGCCGCAGTGGCCGCAGCGGTCGACGCATACGAGCCCGACCCCGCGCGCCCGCGCCAGACGCTGCTGCTGCCGGGAGTGCTGCCGCCGGCGATCGCCGACATCTACACCCGTGACGAGCGCAACCTGCACCTGTACGACGGCATCAGCACCACGCTGGTGGACCCGGGCGGCCAGGTGCTGGTGGAGCGGCTCATCACCACCTACAAGACCAACGCCTTCGGCGTCGGCGACGTGAGCTACCTCGACATCGAGACCATGCGCACGATCGCGTACCTGCGGTTCTCGGTACGCAGCCGCATTGCGCTGAAGTTCCCGCGCCACAAGCTGGCGAACGACGGCACGCGCTACGGGCCGGGCCAGGCGATCGTGACGCCGAACGTCATTCGGGCCGAGCTGGTGGCGCTGTTCGCGCAGTGGGAGCAGGCGGGCCTGGCCGAGGGCATGGCGCAGTTCAAGACGGATCTCATCGTCGAGCGCAACGCCACGGACCCGAACCGCGTCGACGCCATCATCCCGCCGGACGTGGTCAACCAGTTCCGCGTGTTCGCTGCGCAGGTCCAGTTCCGCCTGTAGCCGACACGAGAGGCACGACACGATGATCACGGCGAAGATCACGAACGAGGGGGCCGCGGACGGCGCGCAGGTGCTGGCAGTGACAGTGGTCACTGTCGGCAAGCTGGACGCAGTCGAGGTCCGGCACGAACTGGCAGCTCAGGAGAGCGTCACCGTGTACGTCAGCGAAGGGCAGTTTGTGATGGTCGACGAGAGTTCGAAGGAGGATTGACATGAGCATGACCCACAGCATCGCGTACATCAAGGTCGACGGCACGCTGCTGCGGACGATGCCCGGTGCCAAGATCAACGTCGGCGGCAGGAAGCGCGACCCGGTCATCGGCGCGGACAGCGTGCACGGCTACAGCGAGACCGTCGTGCCCGCGACGCTCGAGTGCGAGATCAGCCTCACCCAGGGTTTCAGCCTCGACCAGCTGCGCAACATCACCGACGCCACCGTCACCTACGAGGCCGACACGGGGCAGACGTGGGTGATCCGCGAGGCCTTCGTCACCGAGACGCTCGAGGTCAACGGCGGCGAGGGCGGCAAGGTGCCGGTGAAGTTCGCCGGCCAGCCGGCCGAGGAGATGCTCTCGTGAGCGAGCCCACCGTGTACACGCTGCAGCACCCGCTGGCGCTGCGCGACACGAGCGGCGCGGTGGTGGAGACGATCACCACGCTGCAGCTGCGGCGGCTCAAGGGCCGCGACATGCGAGCGCTCGACGCGGCGAAGGGCGGCGGCTCCATCGTGCTGGCGCTGCTGGCGGCGAGCGCAGGCCTGCCGCCCAGCACGGTGGACCAGCTCGACGCGGCAGACGTGACGGCCGCAGGCGAGGTGGTGGCGGGTTTTCTGGGGGGCTCCCTGCCGACTGGCGCGCCGTAGCGGCCGAGGTTGCCGCCGTGCTGTGCCAGCCGCTGCCGGTGTTGCTGGACATGGACGTGGACGAGCTGATGCTGTGGCACGCGCAGGCGGTCCGCGTGGAGAAGATCAGGAGCGGCGAGCCCCGCTGAGCCGGTGAACAACCTCAAGCTGCAATTCATCATCGAGGCGGTGGACCGCGCTACGGTGCCGCTGCGCGCTCTGGGTCGGCAGGTCGACCGCATGGCGGCGCCTGTGCGGCGGCTGCGCCAGCAGTGGGCCGAGCTGGGCCGCGACCCGCGCTTGCAGAATGCGCTGGCCAGAGTGGCGGCCACTGCTGCGCCGCTGGCGACCTGGGGGCGCAACGTCGCCGGCGCGCTGGCGGGCGTCGGCGTCGCTGCCGCGGGGGCAGCGTTCGGGCTCAACCGGGTCACGACTCGCGTGGCCGACATTGCCGACCAGGCGATCAAGGTGGGCATGACGACGGAGGAGCTGTCGCGGCTGACATTCGCGGCGCGCCAGTCAGGGGCCAGCAGCGAAGCGATGGGGACCGGGCTGCTGGTCTTGATGCAGAACATGGAACAGGCGCGCGATGGCAGCAAGGAGGCTGCGCAGTGGCTCGCTCGTGTCGGCATCACGCTGGACGATCTGCGGCGCGGCATCACGACGGGGCAGGCCCTGGAGCGGATGGCAGACACGTTTGCGCGCGTCGGAGACGTGGGCGACAACGCGCGCAAGAAGGTCGCAGCGATGCGCGCCTTGATGGGCCGCGGCGGGGCGGACCTGATCCAGCTCCTGAACGGGGGTTCCGCGGGCCTGCGCGAGCTGGCACGGGAGTCGGACCGCGTGGGCGCGACGCTTGCAGGAAAGACCGCGGCCGAGATGAAGGCCTACGGCGACGAGGTCGCGAAGCTGAGCGACAGCCTCTTCGGCCTGAGCGTGCGCATGACCAGCGCCGCGCTGCCGGCCATGAGCAGGGTGGTCGACAAGCTGCTCGAGCTGAGCATCGCGGGCCGCGACGGATGGGCGGAGCGCATGGGGCAGCAGCTCGGCCGGCTGATCGAGTACCTGCCGGCCCTCATTGGGATGCTCGCCGGCGCGGCCGAAGGCGTGGTGAAGCTCGTCCTGTGGGTGGACAAGGTGGTCGAGTCGACGGTGGGGTGGCAGAGCGTCGTGGCCGTGCTGATCGGAGTGCTGGGCGGCTCGGCCCTGTTCGCCGTGTACACCTTCGCCGCGGCGGTCTGGGCGCTGGTGGCGGCAGTGGTGGCGTTGGCCGCGCCATTCGCCGGCGTGGTGGCTGGCGTCGCCGCGTTTGCCGCCTTGGCGGCTGTGGTCTATGCCAAGTGGGAGCCGATCAAGCGCTTCTTCGACGGCTTGTGGCAGGCCGTCACTCGCGTCGCCCAGGCGATGGGGCGCAGCTACTTGAAGCCGGCGCCTGGCGCGCCGTCGATCTATGCCGGCGCCGACGAGTGGGCACGCTACCGGGCCGGCCAGGCTAGTGGTGCGGCGTCAGCGGTGCTACCCATGCGCACCGCGTCAGGGGAGCTTGGCGGCACGCTGCGCATCGCCATCGACAGCGAGGGGCGCCCCAAGGTGCGCGAACTGCGCAAGGCACCGGGGAGCATGCTCGACTTCGACGTGTACACCGGCGTGTCGATGGCGGGCCCATGAGCTGGCGCGACAACCTCAAGCGGGCCAGCTTCCGCGGCGTGCCATTCGAGGTGCTGGCCTCGGATGCCGACTTGGGTCGGCGCGTGCAGGTGCACGAGTACCCGCTGCGCGACAAGCCCTACGCCGAGGATCTCGGCCGCAGGAGCCGCAGCGTGAGCCTGGATGCCTACGTGCTGGGCGCCGAGTACATGGTTGCGCGCGACCGGCTGCTGGCAGCCGTGGAGCAGGCCGGGCCTGGCGATCTGCAGCACCCGTACCTTGGCGCCATGCGCGCGTCGTGCGTGAGCTGTCGGCTGCGCGAGACCACGGCTGAGGGCGGCATGGCGCGCTTTGCGCTGGAGTTCGTGGAGTCGGGCGAGTTCACGTTTCCGTCTGCGGTAGCCGACACCGGCGCGGCAGTAGATGCGGCGGCCGAGAGCGCTTCGACCGTCGTTCGAGCCGGCTTCGAAGCGGGCTACGCCGTGGCCGGGCGCGCCCAGTTCGTGGCCGATGCGGCGGCGTCGATCGTGTCGCAGGCGTTGGCCGAGATGCAGGGCGCCGTGCGGTGGGTGCGCACGCAGTCCGATCAGGTGGCGGCCCTCAATCGCAGCATCGTGACTGCCACGCGCCAGTTGATCACCCTCATCTACACGCCGGCCAGCGCCGCGCAGGCCCTGGCGGGCAATCTGCGGGAGCTGGTGCGCAACGTGTCGACCGACATCCGCGACGCGCTGGGCCTGGCGCGCGTGTTCTACGACTTCGGCAGCCTGCTGCCCCCTGTGACCGGGAGCACCGGCAGCCGGCAAGCGCAGGCCGCGAATCAGGCGCAGTTGCTCCGGCTGATGCGCGTGACGGCTGTGGCCGAGGGCGCGCGGGCAGCCAGCCTGGTGCAGTACGCGAGCTATCAGGATGCGGTGTCGACGCGCGACGAGCTGCTCGCGGCCATGGACGCGCTGATGATCGAGCCCGGCCTGGCCGACGACGTCTACCAGGCTCTGCGCACCCTGCGTGCGGCCCTGGTCCGCGATCTGGCGGCACGCGGTGCCAATCTCGCGCGGCTGGTGAGCTGGACGCCGAGCACCACCATGCCCGCGCTCGTGGTGGCGCACCATCTGTACGGCGACGCGACGCGCGCCGACGAGATCGTGGCGCGCAACCGTGCGCGCCATCCGCTGTTCCTGGCTGGCGGCCAGGCGCTCGAGGTGCTCAACGATGCCGTCTGACGCTGGCCTGCGCCTGCTGACCGGCGGCCGAGCCTACGGTGGGTGGAAGAGCGTGCGCGTGCAACGCGGCATCGAGCAGGTGGCGGGTGCATTCCAGCTCAGCGTCAGCGAGCTGTGGCCTGGCGAGTACGAGGCCAGGCGCATCCAGCCGGGCGAGAGCTGCGAACTGCGGGTGGGCGATGAGCCGGTGATGACCGGCTACGTGGATGCCGTGGAGATGACTGTCGACGCGGCTGAGCACATCGTGGAGGCAGCGGGCCGAGACAAGACCGCCGACCTGGTGGATTGCAGCGCGATCGCCGGCACCGGGCAGTGGCGGGGGCGCCGCGTCGAGCAAGTGGCGGCGGACCTGGCGGCGCCGTTCGGCGTGGGCGTCATCACCCAGGCCGACACCGGCGCTGCGCTGCCCACGTTCTCCGTGCAGGAGGGCGAGACGGCATTCGAGGCCATCGAGCGCGCGGCGCGCCTGCGCGGCCTGCTGCTGGTGACCGACGGCAGGGGCGCGCTGGTCATCACGCGCGCCGGCTCGACGCTGCTGCAAACACGGCTGGTGCTGGCAGAGAACATCCTGCGCGCACGCGCGCTGCTGGACATGCGCGACCGCTTCAGCCAGTACGTCCTGAAGGGGCAGACGCCGGGTACGGACACGCACCACGGCGCCGCGGCTGCGCAGCCAAAGGCGTCGGCGCTCGACTCCGGTGTGCAGCGCCACCGACCGCTGGTGGTGGTGAGCGACGCGCCCGACCTCGGGGCCTCGCTGCAGGAGCGGGCGCGGTGGGAGGCCGTCGTGCGCGCGGCCCGGTCGACTCAGGTGCAGATCACCGTGCAGGGCTGGGCCCATGCCGGCGGGCTGTGGCAGCCGAACACGCTGGTGCACGTCGTGGCCGAGCCGTTGCGGCTGGACCACCAGCTGCTGATCAGCAGCGTGGAGTACGTGCTCGACGAGGGCGGCAGCACCACCGAACTGCGTCTGACGCGGCCCGATGCCTACACGCTGCCACCCGCACCCGCACCTGCCGGGGCGGGCCCGGCGCGTGCACCGCGTGCACGGCCGCAGGCGAACGACGACTTCTGGGCCATGCCGAGCCGGCCCACGGCGGGGGGGCGATGAACAGTCTGGTACGCGCGATGCGACCGATGGCCCAGCGGCTGCAGCTGATGATCGGCCGCGCCGTCGTGCTGCTGGTCAACGACGCGCTGAAGATGCAGGGGCTGCAGGTGCACCTGCTGGCTGACGAGGTGCGCGACAGCGTGGAGAGGTTCCAGGAGTACGGGTTCACGAGCCATCCGCTGCCTGGCGCCGAGGCCATCGCAGCGGGTGTGGGCGGGAGCCGCGATCACGTCGTCGTGCTCGCGGTGGATGACCGGCGTTACCGGCTGCGGGGCTTGGCGCAGGGTGAGGTGGCGGTGTACACCGACGAGGGCGACAAGATCGTGCTGCGGCGCGGCGGCGTCATCGAGGTGACGGCAGCCGCCAAGGTGCGGCTGGTCACCCCACTGGTCGAGTGCACGGGCAACGTGACGATCGACGGCACGCTGCAGGTGGATGGCACCATCACATCGGGCGCCACCGTCACTGCCGCCGCTGACGTGCGCGACCAGGGCGGCACGAAGAGCATGGCGGGCATGCGGAATGCGTACAACGCGCACAAGCATGGCGCGACCCCGACCCCTGACCAGGTCATGTAACGATGGCCGACATTGCGACCGCGTGGTCTGGATTCGGCGGCGACTGGCTGCTGAGCGGCGCCGATCTGTCGGCTGACGACGGGCTGCAGACAGCCGTCATCCTGAGCCTGTTCACCGATGCGTTGGCCGACGCGGACGAGGCGCCGCCAGGCGTGAGCAGGCGCGGGTGGTGGGGCGACACGTTCGCCGACACGCCGGGTGACCGGATCGGATCGAAGCTGTGGCTGCTGGCGCGCGAGAAGCAGCTGCCCGCGACGCTGAGTCGCGCCGAGGAGCAGTGCAGGGCGGCGCTGCAGTGGTTGATCGACGACGGTGTGGCCCGCGCCGTGTGGGTCAGCGCCGAGTGGGTGCGCATGGGCGTGCTGGGCGTGTCGATCGAGGTGGTGCGCAACGCAAACGCGGTGGCACGGTATCGCTTCGAGGTGTTCTGGAAAGGGGGCTCGAATGGCGTTTGACCGTCCTTCACTGCAGCAGCTGATCGACCGCGCAGCGGCCGACATCGAGGCCGAGCTTCCGGGCGTAGACGCGAGGCTGCGCCGGTCCAATCTGGGCGTGCTGGCGCGCGTGCACGCTGCAGCCGCGCATGGTCTGCACGGGCACCTGGCCTGGCTGGCTGACCAGCTGATGATCGACACCTGCGAGGCACCCTATCTGGATCGGTACGGGGCCGTGTGGGGGGTGTATCGCACGCCGGCGCAATACGCGGAGGGGCCGATCGGGTTGTCTGGCGTCGACGGATCTGTGGTCCCTGCGGGTACGGCGTTGTTGGGCTCCAATGGGCTCGGCTATTCCACGGTGGCCGATGCCACCATCATCGCCGGGGTGGCTACCGCAGATGTCGTGGCCGATCTCGCTGGCGCGGCCGGCAATGCGCTCCAGGGCGCGCCACTGCAGCTGGTGGTGCCGGTGCCGGGCGTCCAGTCGGCCGCCGCGGTGGGTACTGGCGGCCTGGTGTACGGCGCAGACGAGGAGACCGACGACGCATTGCGCGGCAGGCTGCTGCTGCGAGTGCGGACGCCCCCGCGCGGTGGTGCGGCCAGCGACTATGTGTCCTGGGCTCTGTCTGTGGCGGGCGTGACCCGGGCGTGGTGCTATCCACTCGAGAATGGTCCAGGTACTGTGGTCGTGCGGTTCATGCGCGATGGCGACACGCAGCCGATTCCGGGCCCCAGCGCGGTGGCCCAGGTCCAGGAGCTGATCGACCGCCTGCGCCCAGTGACGGCGAGCGTGCTGGTGGCGGCACCCGTGGCGGCGCCGCTGAACTTCAGCATCGCAGTCTCGCCTGACACGGTGGCTGTGCGGGGGGCCGTGCAGACGGCTTTGGCTGACCTGTTGCTGCGCGAGGCCGAGCCTGGTGCGCCGCTGTGGCTGAGCCGGATTCGCGAGGCGGTGTCTGGTGCTGTAGGCGAGGCCGACAACCTGGTGTCAGCTCCGGCTGCCGATGTCATCCCCGCAGCCGGCAGCATCCTGACGATGGGCACCATCACCTGGGTGTAACCCATGTGGCCGCGCGACCTCTACATCAACTCGGCGACGCTCGAGGCCTACTACGGGCCCAATCGCACGCTGTTCTTGGCGCCGCGTCAGGAGCCGGCGCTGCCGTCCCCGTTCGACGCGGACGAGTTTGCGGCGCAGCTGCAGGCGCTGTTGCCGCAGGGGGCCGCCTGGCTTGTTGAGGCGGGCACGGTGCTGCGGCGCCTGCTGGGCGCGTTGGCGGCAGAGTTTGCGCGCGTGGATGGTCGAGCGCGGGCGCTGGCTGACGAGAGCGACCCGCGGCGCACCTCGGAGATGCTCGACGACTGGGAGCGAATGCTCGGGCTGCCCGATGCGTGCACGCAGGCGGCTTCGGGCCTCGAGGAGCGGCGGGCTGTCGTGCAGGCCAAGGTGCTGCTGGGCGCCGAAGGGCTGCAGTCCCCGGCGTACTTCGTGGACCTGGCGTCACGCTTGGGGTACGGGGCGACTGTGCAGGAGTTCGCCTCGGAGCAGGATGCCATCGATGCCGGCATCCCCTACAGCGGGTCGGGGTGGGCCCACACATGGCGCCTGAACGTCGACGCAGAGGTGGCAGTAACGTTGTTCCGCGCTGGCAGCGCGCGGGCCGGCGATCCGCTGCGATCGTGGGGCATCCACCCCATCGAGTGCCGCGTGAACCACGCGAAACCGGCGCACACACGCGCCTTGTACGCCTACAGCAGCCATGTGCTGCTTGGCGAGTAGAGAGCAGGAGGCAGCATGCACAGGATCGACACGCCATCGGCGGCACCCGGCAACCAGTTCACCGAGGGGAGTCCCGGCCTGGGCGTGCCAGGAACTGCAGTGAGCGCCGCGTTTCTGAACGCTCTGCAGGAGGAGATCGCGGGCGTCATCGAGGGCGCTGCGATCGTGTTGAGCAAGCCGAACAATGGGCAGCTACTGCAGGCCATCCAGGAACTGATCACAGGGGGAGGGGCTGACCTGTCGCCGTACGTCAAGAGGGATGGCACACGGTCAATGAGCGGTGCCTTGACGCTGTCCGGCAATGCGAGCAGCGCGCTGCATGCTGTGCCGAAGCAGCAGCTGGATGCGGCCATTGCCCCGCTGTACCCGGTTCCGACCGGCGCGGTGGTTGCCTTTGCGATGTCGGACCCGTGGCCGTCTGGGTGGCTGGCGTGCGATGGCGGAGCCTACAGCCGCAGCACGTACTCGGCGCTGTTTGCGATGATCGGCACCACCTACGGGGCCGGCAACGGCAGCACCACGTTCAATGTGCCTGACTTGCGCGGCGAGTTCGTGCGGGGACTGGATCTTGGGCGGGGAGTCGACGCTGGGCGCGGGCTTGGAACGTGGCAGGCGGATGAGGTGCGGTCCCACACGCATGACATGGGCTCGGAGGCTGGCGGGTCCGGCAACTACACCACGCCAGTCGACAGCGGCGGGGTCGACGAGACCCTTGCGGGGAACCCGACCAGCGCGTATGGCGGTGCGGAGACCCGGCCGCGTAACGTCGCCTTGATGTACTGCATTCGAACCTGAGTGGCGCGGCTACAGCCGCACCAGCTTGGTGCGTCTACGCTTGGCGACCGGGATTTGCCGGTTACAGCCTGTTACGCTGGCGACACATGGTTTGAGGCTTCAAACCATGTGTCGTGAAGCTTCAAACCATGTGGCGGTTTACACGAGGCGCCGCCTCTGTCGCGTCAGGGACAAGCCATGTATACCCCCGTTCTTACAATCGAAGAGCGTCAGAACATC